GAGCATCGCCGCTGAGCGCCTTGACGGTGATTGTCTTGGCACCAGGGGTCGCCTGCATTGCGGCTACGACAGCGTCCAGGCTGGTGATCGCATCGGACGTGTTGGCCTTGATGACCAAGTCCTTGCTTGGCGGAATGCCGAGGATCTGGTTGGCCAGATCCTTCGCCTGACTTGTCGTCAAGCCCATACCGTGGCCGAGCTTGACGATGCTGCTGTACCCGTCGTCCCAGTTCTTCTTCACCTGGGCCCACGGGGCGTTGGCGGAGATCGCCTTGTCCGTGGCGTCCTTGGTGCTGGAAGCAATCTTCGACAGCAGTTCGTACGCCTTGCGCCCCGATTCAGTGGTCAGGTCGAGCTGACCCTTGTTCATGCTCAGGGCATGGGTGTAGCTCTTGGCACCCTTTTGGGCGTCAGCGATGGCCTGCTGCTCAGCCGACTGCGAGTCGAGGTAGTTCCGGTTCTGTTCGGCAAGGGCCTCGATGGCATTCAGCAGGTTCTTGTAGGCGTCGGCTTCCTTGTTGACGGTAGTGGCGTTGTCGCCCTCTGCTGCCGAGACAGCAGAAAGGATATCCTGACGATCCTTCAGGAGCTGGTTGAGGTTGTCCTTGGCCTGGTTCTTGATGGGCGACGGAAGGTTCTTGTTCTGCAGAAGTGACTGCTGATCCTTGATCTCAGCGTTTACTTCCTTGAGCCTGTCCTTCAGCTGCGTGATGTTCATCAGAGACAGCTGGGAGGAATTACCGAAAGAAGTGCCGAGCTTGTTGAATCCAGCGATGGCGTTGGCAAGATGCTGAGGAATGTTGAACAGCAGGTGGTCCAGGGCCTGGAACACGCCCGATACGACATTGAGTGCACCCGTGAACAGGCGGAAGATGCCGATCATGAGAAGCGAAGCGGTTCCGCTCTTGAGCATCGCTGACGAGAATTCGCCGATCGATTCAAGAACGTTGCGGATCTCGTTGCCAAGAACCACCCATGCTCGCGCGATGTTCTGATCGTTGCCCTGGGTGATGATGCGCATCATGTTGCCGAACCCAGTGCCAATCGAGCCCATGGCGGCGCGGAATCCAGCCATGGCCTGCTTCGAGTTCTGAAGCGCGTATACGACGCCTGGCATGGCCTTTTGCGCAAGATCGGTGATAGCGCCAACGAAGTTCTTCACCAGTGGTGCTGTGGCGGCGAACGCCGACTTCAGGGCCGGTGCCATCTGCCGGGCGGCAATGCTGACCTGCAGCATCCCCTGAGACAGAGCGTCCTGAAGCGGGAGTGCGGAGTCGCGCAGAACCGAGCCGAGGGTGCTCTTCATCTGGGTGAAGGCATCCTTGACCTGGTTGCTGCCCTTCAGGGCGTATGCACCCAGTGCGATGAAACCACCCGCAAGGGCGGTTGTCAGGATAGCGCCCAGGGCCTGAGCCGCAGGCCCAATCAGGGCGATGACGGCCAGGAAGATCCACATGGCCTGCGGGAGTTTTGCGAGCCTTTCACCGAAGCGCCCCATGGCACCAGTCATGATGCCAAGCGCTGCAGCGCCACGAGCAATTCCGCGGGCTCCCCAGTCCGCCAGAGCGGCCAATGTCCTTCGGAAGAGGCCAGCGTCTCGGTTCGCGTTGCGGATGTGGCCGCCGAAGAGCATGAATCTCGACGCGAGACGAGTGATGAAGTTTCCGTCGCCGCTCAACAGCCGCATGCGTGCGCGCAGCAGGTCCAGATCGCGCGTCATCGAACGGTACGTGGACCGTGTCAGGTCGCCATCCCGACGAGCATTTCGCAGGCCCTGAGAGACAAGGATGATGTCTCGGTTCAGGTCCCGAAGACCGCGCTGGGTTAGGGCTCCGTCGTCTGTCATGGCGCGCATACGCACGCCGAGGGAGTCAATGTCGCTGCCGAGTCGGCGGAAGTTCTGTCCGACCCCGTTGGTTCCGTTGCCAGCGTTACGGATGTTCTGATCCAGCCGGTGGATCTGCGCGTTGATGCGCGACAGCTCGCCTTGGGAAAGGTCCCGGACTCGGACAGTTAGTGTGATGTCATCAGCCATCGCGACTGCCCTCCTCCGGGTGCGCCATCTGGTAGATCTGGACCAGCTGGATCACTTCCACATCCTCTTCGAGGATTTCGCTGGGAAGTTTGTGGAAGAACTTGCACAGGCTGATCAGGAGTTCAGCCCGTTCAAGTTCCTTCGGCTTCCTTACAACGTTTCCGTCGGAATCGACACCACCAGGGGATTCTCGCCAGTCACGGACTTTTTTTCCGTCTTGTCCGGTACCGTGGCCAGCGCTTCCGTCCAGGCGTTGATGATGAACATGTTCATCACGAAGTCGTTGGTGACGACACCCTCGTATGTGGTCGGTACGAGGTCGCCGGTCTCCTCGTCGACCAGGTTCCACGAGACAAGATGGTCCGCGAACAGGCGGAGCATCCCCTCGGTTTCCCGGTCTCCCTCAGCGTTCGGGGCGCTGAGGGAGACGATTTCGAGGTACTCGCCGGTGGTGAGGCCGCGGACCTTGACCTGAAGGCCCTCGTACTCGGTTCCTTCGAAGTCGAGGTTGTAGAGCTTGCGCCTGCGCTTGTACTGCATGATTTCTCCCCGGTAGTAGGGCACGAAAAAGCCCACCGCATCCGCGATGGACTGCCGAAGAAATGTCTATTTAGCTGCTAAGCCCAGGTAGGTACTGTGCCATCGGCGAGGCTGCCGGGAACCGCGAAGGTGAGCTCGCCAGTGTCCGAACGGGTCAGCGGGTAGTCCGTGAAGAGAACTTCGTTGGGAAGCGACTTGCCGCCAACAGTGATCGACACAGTGCGGTTCACGGAAGTCGACGGAACTGTCTTGAAGACGTCGTGCGACTTGTTGGCTGCCGGGTTGAAGACACCGGTCAAAGTGATGGTGAAGTCGGCCAGGAGGAGCAGACGCTCAACCGCCGACTTGTCGATGCCGGTTACTTCCTGAACGGCACGTGGAGTGGTGAACTCCAGGTGGGTAATGTCGTTGCGGATGTCCTGCGGAGTGCCACTGCTGTCATCGACCGACAGCGTGGTCCACGCCAAGCCGGACTGCTTTGCCAAGGGAATCACGACCTCTCTGGGTTACTGTTTTCCTGCTCAGGAGACGTCCGGCTCGGAGTGATCCTCTACCGTTTCCTGAAGTTTCTTGAGAACGTTCAGGATCTGCAGCTGCTGCTCGTTGATCGTGAGCAGTTCCTGGCTGTTCTCGTGTGTGGCAAGCGCCAACTCGGACGCGATACGGTCGCCGCGGTTCGCAGCAATCTGCAGGATGATCCCCTGAACAGCCGCAACGCAGGAAAGACCAAGGTTCAAGTGAAGTTCGTCGGGGTCATGGACGAAGAGAATCCACCCGATGACGAAAGCGGACACGAGGCCGAGCATTGTCCAGGTGCCGAACGCCGTCTTCAGTGCGTCGGATGCACGCTCTCCCAGGTCCAGATCGCTTCCGGTACGTACATGAGGGTGGTGCTCCCAGAGCGGCTTCCTGACAGCGTTCACGGCTACCCTCGATCTATCTGGTGGGCCAGCTTGTCCTGGTGCTCGGCAAAGTCCTCCAGCCAAAACTCCGGACGCGTATGCCGACGGACAGCGCCTGTTGGATTGCCGCGGTAGTCCCCGTCCCTGGCGATGTAAATCTCCTGCTTGTCGAGCAGTCGCCGGTGCTCTGATGCACGGAAGCAGGGCTGTCCGGATTCGAATACCAGCCAGTGCTCGTTCTCCGAGATATCAAGCTCGCGGAACTTGCGGCCAGAAGTCTTGGCCACGTGGAGCATCTCGGGCGGAAGCCCCTCGACCCTGACGCGCCAGCCGTTCACGTAGTCCGGGCAATCAACCTGCCGACAGGTTGCCGGTTCCCAGTGAGTGCTCAGGGGAGACACGATCTGGTACGTCTTGTAGTCCATGACGCCGCCCTGCAGCGGAATCCTGTTCATGTACTGCATGAGATCTCCCCGAATGATCGCCGGTCAGAAGACGATTCCGGCAGTGGCGTTCTTCACCAGGCAGACAGCGAAGGCGGCCGAGGTGAATCCGCCGGTGGTCGTTGTGGATGCACGTACGTACTGTCGGATGGTCGCCGTGTTGGACAGCGCGATTCTCTGTCCCTGCCGTCCACTCGTCACCTGAGAGAACGTGAAGCTGGCGACGTCCGCGAAGGTTGTGTTGTCGGCGCTGTCCTGAATTTTTACGGTGCAGTCCGTTCCGGTGAAACCGAAGACCTGCAGATAAGCCTGACCGCCAAAATTGGAAGATGCCAAGGTGTCGACCGACGATCCGTTGGTGGCTGCGGTGTCCGTACGGATTCCTGCAGTGAGGCTGATGCCCCATTCAAGGCCGTATCCATTGGCGTCCGCGGTCACCTTGAGGGTGAGCTTGCCGTCATCGGCACGCGTCATGTCGTAGTTCAGCTGCTTCCCTACCAGGGCGGCGACGGGGCCGCCGAGCGTAGTTCCGCGGAAGTACATGAGGTTCACGTCGGTGGTGGGAAGACCTGCGAGCGCGGTGTGCTCAGTGAACGTGAGACCAGGGGTGTCCGGGTTGAAGAATGACGTCCATTCGATATGGCCGTCCCGGTTACCGCCGATGCGCTCGTATGCCGCCTTGTTGATCCCTGTGACGTCGATGAGCGCAGGACCGCCACTGATACTGTCCAGAGATGCCGTGTCCCCGGAAAGATCGTATCCGCTGACGTAAAAATTGTCGCCGAGCCCGGACTGCTTTGCCATTTCGCCTCCTGACTATGGCGACTGCGACCAGAGGTCGTCGATGACCAGTGGAATGCGTATGCTGAAAACCCGGAACTCTTTGCCATCCAGGTTCATGTATCCGGATCTGGTTTCCAGTTCTGTCCCATAGGCCCCGAAGATGTCGATCTGCCGAACCTGACCGCCTATCTCGAAGTCGCCGCAGTAAGCCTGCAACAGCGTGTCGAGAGCTCTGGTCAGGTTCGGGTCGATCTCGTCATACGGTTCCTGGTAAGTACTGGAGTACATCCGGAACATCAAGTCGAGCCGGATGGTCGTAGTTGCCAAACCGGATGTCTTGATCGGGCGAATCCGGTCGACCCACACTGCGGCAGAGATCCCGTTGCCGGGGGACTGCTTCGATTCGTGCTGGTTGACTGATTCGAAATACCCGGTGCTCAAAGCGTGCGAACAAATGACGTCCAGGATCCCTTGGATGTCCAGAGCCATACGAACTCCACGCTGTAAGGTTGTGTCAGATCAGGCGTCCACTCGACCGGTACTCATTGAGAATCTTCCGCGCGATGCCGCTGCGCCTCCGCTTCAGCGTTTCCTTGGCCCGCGAGAGCGAGTGGTAGCCAGGGAAAATGCTGTTCGGGAAGTTCCGGGATCCAGTTCCTTCGAGCCATGGCCCGTAACGGATTCCATGGTCGTCCACGCGGTAACGCGTCTCGCTGATTTGATGCTTGTCGACGCGCGTCCAGTAGTACGGAGTGGGGTGCCTGATCGAAGACTCCAGGTAATCTTTCCAGGTGTCTTTCGCGGCTTCCGCCAGCGCCTCGGCCACATCGTGCTCGTAGCTACGCACATCACGCTGCATACGGCCGTCACTGATCGGTCCACGGACGCGGGAACGGAAATCTATCTCCCACATCAGATCCCCCTATACCGAGCCTGTCGGCCGTAAGCGGAGTACACCGAAGCGCGCAAGTCCTGTATGGCTTCCATGCTCGCTGCACGCTTCGAGGTTCCGCCGAAGTTAGACGAGGCTGACATGGTTCTGAACCAACCTGTCTGCTCCTGCATCACTTCGTGAATCGCCTCGGTGATGTTCAGCTGCATGATTGCTCCCGGTGCCTCCCACCGGAGTACGGAAGCTCCGCTGAGGTGTGACGCTGCAGTGGAGCCGAACGCGCCGCGGATGACCGTGAAATTGCGGGGTGCGTAGATGTGTGTGGCGGCGGCATGCGTTGCGAGCACTGATCCGTCGAAGCCGCGGACCACCGTCAGGTTGTTCCCGGTGATGTCCGAGATCAGCATGCTCTCGGAGTCGATTTTTATCGTCTCGTCGATCGCGAACTGCGTGCCGTCTGCAACAGTGACAGTGACGTCACTCTTGGCGTTCGTCAGCCCAGATCCGCCCAGGGTCTGGCCGGTGTCGACTTGAGTGCGATCCTTGACGATCATACGTTCGTCGTCAATCCGGATAATGGACCCGACGCCCGTCTCGGAGGCCGAGGCTGGATCCATCTGAACGATCG